AGATGGAAATGGCGCTGCTGGGCCGTCTGTTAGTGGAACCGGGCGCGCTGGCGTTATGCCGCCGGGAACGGCTCGAGGCGCGCATGTTTGGCAGCACGTTACACGGCTGGATGTATGGCGCAATGGTGGATATAGACCAACGCGGGGATGAAATTGATCTCCTGACGATCACCAACGAAATGGAACGCAGCGGCACGGAACTTGAGGGGCTAAGTGTGGACTATCTCACCACCTTGCGCGATAAACACAGCGCGGGGGAAGCCGTGCGCACCTACGCCAAAGAGATCAGGCAGTTGGCGGAATGGCGCGCAATGCACCAGTTTGGCGAACAGGTGCAAGCGCTGGCCGTCGCGCGCACCGGGGGAAGCCCAACGACGGGCTGGTCACGCGTGCGGAAACTGACTGATGACATCCGCCCCTACGAACCCAACGCCAATTTCACCTTTGGCGCGGATACCTTCCTGGTCTACCGTGAAATGTTGGCGGATATGCAGGCGCATGGGACGGCGTTCAAACAGCCGTTTGAACTGCTTGATAAAGTATATGGCATGGCCCAACCGGGCGATATGTTCGGGGTGATTGGCGGCACGGGATCGGGTAAAAGTTCGGTGCTGGCAACCGTCGCGGAATTTTACGCGCAGTCGCAGGGGATTCGCACGACGTACATATTTACTGAGATGCGACTCAAGAAGGTCTTAGACCGGCGCATGGCAAAGTTCGGCGGGTTGAATTACCGGCGCTTGAAGAACCCCGTTGAATTTACGCCGGGGGAAACCGCGCTGATGGTCGAGGCGGAAGAAGCGATCATGAAATGGGCGCATAAACTGGATTACTGGCACGCGCCATCCCCTACCGCGTCGATGCTTATGGCCTCAATGGAACGCTTCGCCGACGAATTGGGTACACAGATTTTTGTTGTCGATCACATGAATGATGTCAATGTGGTTGTGGATTATGGTGATACCCCGTCCGCCTGGCAGACGTTTTTTATTGATTTGGAATCGTTGTGCAACCGCCTGGGCGTGATCCTCTGGACGGCGGCGCAAATGAACAGCGCGCAGCCGGATAAGCGGGCGTACCTGATTGGGCAAGCCTTCGATAACAAAATGTCAGTCTCGATGGAACTGCAACCGCAAGAACTCAAGGCTGATCTGGCGTTTGAATACGCGGGCAAACCCTACGTGTATCAGACGGGGAAACCCTCGCCGGTTGTCCCGGTGCATTTCCGTAAGGTACGCGACGAAAGCCCGGCGCGCGGGGAACTCCTCTTCGTCGGGCCGCGCTACCTGTGGGTGGATGTGCCCGTCGGGTTTGACACGGGCAAGGACGATCCCGGCGCGTTTACCGGCGGGCGCGGGGCGAAGGATTAGCATGTACACACTTGGAGATATGTTCGGGAATATCGGCGGCTTCTCGCTGGCGGCTTCGTGGGCGGGATTCGAGATCGCCTGGTATATGGACAATAACCCCTATGCCGCTGCGATCCACTGGGGGCATTTCCCGTCATGCACCCACATGGGAGACATTTTCGAGACGGATCGCCTCCCCTATGCGGACGTGGTCACGGCGGGCTTTCCCTGCCAGCCGTTCAGCGTCGCTGGAAACCGGTTAGGACGGCGCGATCCGCGCTTCCTGGTTGACATTATGATGGATAAGTTAATGGAGATGAAACCACGTGCGATTCTTTTCGAAAATACACCGGGCTTCCCAAGCCTCAATGATGGGGATGAGTTTAAGCGCTTACTCAGGACGCTTGCCGGAAACGGGTACGATGCAGAATGGGACCATTTACGAGCATCGGATTTTGGCGCGCCTCACCAACGAAAGCGTTGGTTCTGCGTGGCCTACCGGCACAGCCACCGACACCCTGAACAGGCAGCCGTCGCCCACGCCGCACATTACCAAAAACGGGACAGTGCGGCACCGCAACAAGGCGGGCGGGACCAGTTTTGTGCGCCTGTCGCAGGCGATGAAACTATACCCAACGCCCCAGGCGCGGGATTATCGACACGGCACACCGACCAGCAGCCAGCGCATGACGCGCAAGCGGGTTCAGGGATGGAGTCCGAATTTGAACGATGTAGTAAAATGGCCGACACCAACGGTCAACGGGAATTACAACCGCAAGGGGACCAGCGCCAATTCCGGCGACGGGTTGGTAACAGCGATCAAACAATGGAACACGCCAACTGCCAGCGCAGCAAAGGGCACGGGGCCGCATGGATCGCAGAGCCAACAACACGATCTGAACAAAGGCAACCTGCGCGGTCAAGTCTTGACCGCGCAGACCGACGGGCAACTGAATCCCGACTGGGAAGAAACACTGATGGGCTATCCGATTGGATGGACTCATTACGATGGCCCGCGCCTCAAGGAGCCGAACAGTATGACTGGGAACCGCCGCGCACCGTCGAAACCATGCCATACCGCGCCATGCGAGTCGAGCGGCTTGGACTCGCCGTTGTCCCACAGGTTGTCTACCCGATCCTCTTATCCATCCGAGAATGGCTTGAGGAACAGGACGCAGAGAAAGCGGGCGAAGGTGCGCACGCGCAGGATATAGAGAGGATACAGGAGACAGTGAAAGCATGAAAAAATGGGAATGTACCACTCGGTTTGATATTGAGAAGCCCTGGACGGATACGCTTGATTTTGGTTGCGAATACTATCGGCCCGTGTGTATTGTTGAGGCGTTTTCGCGCGGACAGGCCAAAGCGATTTTTTCACAAGAACTTGAAATGGAGTTCATAGACGTATTGGCGCGCGTGTATCAAGGGAATGACGATGCTGATCTTCCCTACTTCTACGACGGCCCAACACTTGAGGATTTATCATGAACGAACCAACCATACAGATTCAGCGCGCCCCCCACGCGCACGAACGCACGGACACGGGGCGCTGCATGTTTTGCGGGCGTGCCTTGCACCCGGCGGAGGGGTGGCAGCACGGCGAAGCGGTGGGCATACCGCGCATGATCCAGGCGTGTTATACGTGTTATATGGACGCGGCGATTCACTATGCGCAGGGAGACGGAACCTATGATAAACACACAGGCTGATGAACTCGACGCTACCCGGCGGGGCAAGCGCCCGGTATCACGCCACACGACGATCCGTCTCACAGCTGCGCAGATCGCGGTGCTGCGCGAATTCTCCGCCGGAACGAAAGCGGTGAGGATCGAGGACGTGCGGACGGTGGTAGAGGCGGTGCTGCATGGCCGTTAAGGTGTTCTGCGCGATCTGCGGCGGGGTGATCAAGGCGTTTGGTTCGACGCGCGCTGACAGTCACGGGATGATTGTGATCGATGGGGTATTACGTCCGGTGCATCATGAGTGTGTGTATGGGAGAGAGAAGTTGCATGGCCCTGAACAGCCATAATCAAAAACGCTGCACGTGCTGCAAGACCATCTACCCGCGCACGGCGGAGTATTTCCACGCGCAGGGACCGGGCAAACCGTTACGCGCGGTGTGCAAGGTCTGCGTGAACGCGGGGCGGCGGGAAACGCGGACGTATCAGGTGATCGAACGCCCGAAATGCCGGATGCCTATTCAGGTCTTCGTGGTAGAGAACCGCTTGACGGGCAAACGGCGGGCGCTGCGGTACTGGGAGGATGGGCCGGGCGCTGGAGAGATATTCGTCGGGGTGGGTACGCATTTGCTGAACTTAGGAGAGTAGGGGGAGTGAAATCCGGATATGAGTAAAAAGCGGGAAAATCCACGCCTAGAAAAAATGATCCAGAGAAACGCAGAACGACGAAAAACCGGTGAAGTGTTTCGTGTGGAAACGGTATTCTCGTCACGCGATGATCGGCAAACCATACTCGCTAAATTCTTGGGTGCGTTGCCGCATGGAGGGGCAAGTGAATTCATACGGCAAGCCGCGTGGGAAAAACTAATACGCGATGAACAGGAACTATCGCCAGACTTAAATAGCGAACAAATTGAATGCCTCATTGCTCAGAATGAAAAGCTGATCGCGATGGTTGTAAATCTCATGTCGATAGTAGAGAGTATGAAGCAGCAATTTCAAGCTATTCAGTCTCAGCCGCAAAGTAACACAGTACCCATTACCAGCGTGGCATCAAGCGGGCTGGATATGTCACGCCCCCGGCCCAAGAAGGCGCGCGCGGTGGTGAGTGTGGCAGAACCGGAAGAGGAAGCGTTGACGGATGAGGAAGCGAGACGGTTGGGGTATATCATGGCTATGAGTATCAAAAACGCCTGTCCTGGGAGGGCCTCATGCCCATCGTGATCGCCACCTGCCCCGACTGCGGACGGCCCATTGAAATCGATACGGATGCATCCGTGATCCTTACCGGCAACGACGAAATGATCTGGCGCATTATCCGACGGCATCACCGGCGCGGGGATCGGATCAACGTGCAGGTGATCGCCGATATGGCGTTCGTGAACCGGGGCACGGTCTACAATGCGCTGAACCGGCTGGCGCTGCTGGGCCTGATCAAGCGCTCCCGTATTCGCCGGTATTACCACTACGCGGTAGCCCCCGCTGTACAAATGTCTAAAACTACCTCAAAAATCTCAACTTCTTGACACCACCCTATAGTATACTGAATATGGCGTAGTATAACGCCCCCCCCTACCACGCCCCGCCGTCTCGATTGCATGGCGTTTTCTCCCGGCGGGGCAACAGCAGTGAACCGGGGCAAGCCGTAGCGACGGCCCTAACCCGGCGGAGGAATTGGTGTTGTTGTATAGGCAAAGGGGCGGCGTGAGTCGCCCCGATGTGTAATTAAAAACCCCGCCTAAGCGGGGGCAGATTAACAAACCAATATGCTAATTACCCAGCTTGCTCAACGTTGCCAGATTCGTCTTTGTTGCGAGCCAGTATCCAGGCTTCGGTTTTAGCGGCGCGGTTGTTGCCCTCTGGGTACAAATCGCGTGTGAGGCGGTCAACGGCCAGAATGATGACTTGCGTTTTGGTCATGCCGTAGGTCTCAACTAACAGGTCGATGCACTCATGGGTAATTTGTGGTAATCGTGCGTTGAATTGTTCGTTAGGCATGGGTCATTTTCCTTGTTGTGTGCGCCATTCGGCGTATACGTTTTTAATTGAGTAGTCGGGGGCCGTGTAGTATTTCTGGTTGTCGCCCATAAACATCGGGACCATCTGGCTCATGGGTACTTCGTCTTCTGGGTGAATTTCTTCAAATTTCCGACTGATGGTGTTGTAGGCCATCATCTTGATTTTGGTGTAGTGCTTTTTGTTATTCATCGGTTTTCCCTTTTTGCTAGTGGTTTATCAATCTAGTTACAGTATAGCATAGTGCTATACACTTGTCAAGTAGGTGGTGTCCCCTAATTTTTGGGGGGAGATGTTTATGGCACCTAACGGTACAGCATGGCGGAATCGCATCGTGGGGCATGGAGAGAAAGCCGCCGATCAGTTCCAGGCGAACCCGCGTAACTGGCGACAGCACCCGAAAGCGCAGCGTGAGGCCCTGGCCGCCGCGCTGAATGGCGTGGGATGGGTTGATACCGTGATTGAGAATGTGACCACCGGCCACTTGATCGATGGGCATGAGCGCATCTGGCAAGCCCTGGATCAGGGTGATAATACCCCCGTTCCATTTACCCAGGTTGAACTCACCGAAGACGAAGAGCAGTTGGTCCTTGCAACGTTTGACAGCATCACGAAAATGGCGACTACGGACCAAGACATTCTTAAAGACTTGTTAAGCGATTTGCGAGTAAGCGAGTTGCTGGTTGATATGCCCGACCTGGACAAACTGCTTCACGAAGTTGCTGCCCGCGAGGATGTCGCTTATGGTGCGTTTGTGGGGGCAGGCGACGATCCAAGCGCGCAGGTGGATCGCGCTGAGGAACTGCGCGCGAAGTGGCAGACGGAACGCGGGCAGGTGTGGGACGTGCCAAGCCTGACCGTACCGGGCAAAGCGCACCGTGTCATGTGCGGGGACAGCACGAACGCGGACGATGTGGCGCGGCTGATGGGGGGCGAGAAGGCGGAGATGGTTTGGACCGATCCCCCCTATGGGGTGTCTGTTGGTGATAAGAACAAGATGCTCAACGCGATTGCTCCGAGCAATCGCGTTGAAGAGAACCTTACCAACGATACGCTTGATGAACCGGCGCTTATTGACATGCTGAGTAAAGCATTTGACTGCGCAGTTGACAGTTGCAGCCCTGGGGGTGCGTGGTATGTAGCGGCCCCGCCGGGGCCGCTACACGTGGTTTTTGGCGCAGAATTAAAGCGGCGTGGTATTTGGCGGCAAACAATTCAGTGGGTGAAAAATAACGCTACCTTCTCACCGATGGGCGTTGACTACCACTGGCAGTCAGAGCCGGTTTTTTATGGATGGTTGCCGAATGCGGGCCATCGTTATTATGGTGGCAGACGGCAGACAACGGTATGGGAAATTGATCGCCCGTTAAAGTCACCGGAACACCCAACCATGAAACCTGTAGAGTTAGTTGGGCGCGCTATTAACAACAGCGCGAAGGCTGGTGATGTCGTGCTGGATTTGTTTCTCGGTTCCGGCACAACCGCCGTTGCTGCCGAGCAAACCGGGCGCATCTGCTACGGGATGGAGATCGAACCTAAGTATGTTGCGGTGACGCTGGAACGTTTGGCGGGCATGGGCTTAGCCCCGCGATTGACCAGCGCAGATTAATCAATAGGTATTGGCAAAATGGCACGGAATGAAGAGTTTGATCGTAGCGAAATTATCAATGCGATTTGGACCGCACAAGGTAAAGTTTCTGTAGCGGCTAAACGGCTGGGCTGCGATCCGTCAACCATTTTCGCCTATGCGAACCGATATAGCACCGTGCAAGACGCCATTAACGGCGCGCGCCGGTCGTGGGATGAACAACTGCTCGACGTGGCGGAAATCAAACTCTATGAACAGGTGATTGACGGCAGGGCGTGGGCGGTCAAATACGCGCTGGCGACAAAGGGCAAAGATCGCGGTTATGTGGAGCGCCAGGAGATCGGCGGCGCGGGAAAAGATGGGGCGATAGAGGTACGGGTGATCTATGACGATCCACACCCCACTGACGATTAAACTCAAGCGCCCACACCCCGCGCAGCAATTGATCCTGGACGCCTTCGAAGATCACCGGTTTGGGGTAGTCGCGTGTGGACGGCGCTTCGGTAAAACCGAGACGGGCAAGATCGTCTTGGTGCGCGCGGCGTTGGATGGGAAGATCGCGCGCTGGTTTTTGCCGTCACACAAGATGGCGCGCGAAACGTGGACCGACTTGAAGCAGACGTTGCAGCCTGTGATCGCGAGTAAGAGTGAAGTGGATCGCCGCCTGGACTTGATTACCGGCGGCGTGATCCAGGTGCATAGTGGGCATGACCCGGACGCCTCACGCGGGCCGGGGGCCGATCTCGTGGTGTTGGATGAAGCGGCATTCATGCATCCCGATGTGTGGCAGGCGGTGATCCGCCCCATGCTGTCGGACCGGGGGGGCAAGGCGTTGTTTCTCAGCAGTCCCAACGGGCGCAACTGGTTCTGGTCATTGTGGATGCGCGGGGCAAAACCGGAGTTTCCCGACTGGTTCAGTAGGCGCTTTGAAACCATCGATAACCCGTTGATCCCAGCGGGAGAAGTGGAAGATGCGCGGCTCAGCTTGCCCCAGCGCATTTTTGAACAGGAATACCTCGCCGAATTTCTAGAGGATGGCGGCGCGGTATTCCGCAATATTGACGTGTGCGCGACGGTAGAACCCGGTAGTTCCCCGCGTGAGGGGGCGCAGTACGTGTTTGGCGTAGACTGGGCGCGAGATGAAGACTTTACCGTGATCGCGGTGGAGGACGTGATGCGACGTGAGATCGTTCACATTGAGCGCTTCAATCAGATCGGTTGGTCGTTGCAGCGCGGGCGACTGGCGGCCCTCTATGATCGCTGGAAACCCAACGCGATTTGGGCGGAAGCGAATAGCATTGGCGGCCCCAATATCGAGGCGTTACAGGCAGAGGGGTTGCCGGTGATCAGCTTCCAGACGACATCCAGTAGTAAACCGCCCTTAATCGAACTCTTTGCATTGGCCCTCGAACGGCAGGAGGTAGGTTTGGTGCGTGATGACGTGTTCTTGGGTGAACTATTAGCGTACACGATGGAACGTTTGCCGTCGGGTCGGTGGGCTTACAGCGCTCCGCCGGGGGAACATGACGATACAGTGATCGCCGCGTGTTTGGCTTGGCACGGCTCAGTATATGGTAGCGTGGGGATCGCGTTCAGCTAATGGGCTTCTTGCGACGGTTCACGCAGCGTCGGACCGCGACCTACACCGCGCAGTATGTCTATCCGATTGGCGCGCGGGGCATTGGGCGCGGGATCGACTTGGCGCGGATCAAGTCTACGGGATCGCCCTTGCTGGATGCATTCATGGGGATCGGTGACGATGATCCCAACCATCTCACGAATAATGAACGCGGTTGGGCGCGGGCCTATAAAGCCGATCCGACGGCGTTTCGGTGTGTGGATGTGCGCGCCTCGACGCTCGCCAATATCCCGCTTCGGTTGGAGGATGCGAAAGGCAATGAGGTTACACAGCATCCGTTGCGGGATGCCTTCGGACCACGTAACACCCGCCTGCGGTATGTGACCGAAAGCGATCTCCTGGTATATGGGCGGGCGTTCTGGGAGTTTGCACGGGATCGGGCGCGTCCTGATCAGGTACGGATCAAACGTCTCAACCCATCTACGATTGAGATCGTGGCGGATCGGCAGGGTCTGCATGGCTTCCGACAAATCCTGGATGGACAGGTTCACGCCGAATGGCCGCGTGAGTATCTGGTGTACTTTACCAGTTACGACCCTGAAGATGATTTTGGGTACGTATCGCTTACGCAGCGCGCGTTAAAAAGCATCAGTGTCTCGCTGAGTATCACGGCGTTTGCTGATTATTTTTTTATCAATGGTGCGATGCCTGATGGTATTTTAACCACCGAAGTAAAGTTACAGACGGCGGATAAGGAACGCATTCTTGGGGAGTGGCGGCGGCAGTTTCAGGGCGTGGAGAATGCGCATGGTACAGCGTTGCTGGATGGACCTGCCGGATCGCGCATCACTTACCAGCCCCTGACCGCGCCGATCAAAGATTTAGCGATGCCTGAATTACGGCAGGGCGCACAGCGTGAGACGGCCAAATCTTATGGGGTGCCGCCGACAATTGCCATGATCGAGAATGCCGCCAACTATGCCACCGCCGACAGTGAACGCAAGTCGTTGTATACTGAGACGGTTTTGCCCGCACTAGATAGTATGCTGGACGCTATCAATACGCAGCTTATGCCCCGCATGGGGGATGGCGTCACCGTTGAGGCGGTCTTAGATGAGATTGACGCGCTGCAAGAGGATCGTACCGAGATCACGCAGCGCGCCGCGCAGGGTGTTGGTGCGGGGTATTTGTCCCTGAACGATGCGCGCGACCTGGAAGGGCAAGATTTACTTAAGACAGACTATCTGATCATGGGCGGGAAAGTGGTGCCGCGCGATGTATTGGAAAGCGGCGACCTAGAGACGTTACGCGAGTGGGGGGTTGTGGGTCAGCCCGCCCAACTCGGCGGCGGTTTCTTCGGGGCGTTACCCCCGGTGCAAAGTGAAGCCGTATCCACGCCGCCGCCGTTTGTGATCGACAATCCACCCCAGAAAGCGATTGTCGATATTGTGGTTCATGCGACAGATCGGGATCACGCCGCGCGCACGTCGGAAACCGTGATCGCGGATACCATGCATAAGGATTTAGAACGCTGGCGCAAGAAGATTGCGAACAAGGGCGTTGACATCCCGTTTGAACCAAACTATCTCCCGGCGGCGCTGACCGGCTTCCTGCGCGCGGATGTGCTGGCATGGGACGGCGAGACGGATCGCGCAGCGTGGATTGATAACGCCTTCGATCGCGCGGCGAAAGCGGTGAATGGGCTGGTAAAACTAGACGATGCCAGCGCCACACCCGAAGAGTTTGAGGCGTACTGGTCGGGGATTGATATATTATTCGATCTCGTAGGCGCGGCGTTTGAAGACCAGTTTGATGACCTGCGTACCCAACTTAGTGACGCCTTGCGCACGTCCGGTGCGGCGCTTGACCTGACGGCGTTTCTGGCTAATCATGCACCCACTATCGTGGACGCGCTGGTCGGCACGGACAGCGATCCCGGTCCGCTGACCCGCGTGATGCTGGCAGGCGCGGCGCGGGGCAATGACCTCCTGCGGGGTATGACCAAACAGGCCGATCTCACCATTGACTGGACGGTGATGAACGAGACGGCGCGCGAGTGGGCACGGCAGTTTGCAGGCACACTCATCACGGGAATCAACGAGACAACCGAAGAGATTATTCGGGCGAAGGTCGCCGAATGGATCGAGGCGGGTGGATCGCTGGAACAACTGGCCGATTACATTGAGGGCACACTGCCCGATCTGGACATCCCTGAGGGTTGGTCGCCGGGTAAACTGGACTGGGCGACCTCACGCAGCCGCGCCCGGCTGATTGCGCAGACCGAAACCACACGCGCCTTTACGGAAGGAAACTTTGCGCGGTGGCAGCAGGTGGGCGTGGAACAGGTAGAATGGCGCACGCAGCGCGATAGTGATGTGTGCAAAGAAATTTGCCGCCTGCTGCACGGGGTAATAGGCACTATCGCGGCGGGGTGGGTGCATCCGGGTACAGGCATCACGTACCGAATGCCTGCGCATCCGGGCTGTCGCTGCTTCCCGCGTCCGAAAACGGGGAGGGTGTAGCATGGCACAAGCAACCGTTAATCTCGGTCAGTGGAAAGACTTTGAACGCGATCTCACGCGTTTTATGCGCGAGGACCAGCAGCGCATTATCCGCGAAAGTGCCGAGCAGGTAGGGGTGACGTTTGATGATTTTGTCAAAGAGAAGCTGCCCCCCGAACCGCGCCCGTTGAAGGTTGCGCAGTATTGGACGACCAAACAGCGTGGCTGGTGGTGGGCGACGATGCACGCCAAAGCGAACGGACAGAGTACCGCGCTGCCGGGCTGGAAAGCGGTGTACCGCCGTGTGGAGGGGCGTAAGGTGCTGGTTATCAGTGGGCATTATAAGCGCACTGGCACATTAGTTCGTACCCTGGATTTTGATGTAAGGCAGACGGCGAATATTACGACGGTGCATTATGGAACCAACCGCCCCTATGCCAAATGGGTCATTGATTTAGACGGGCCGCAGTCGAAATACCACAAGGGCAACTGGCCGACGTTGCAGGCACTACTGAGTCAGGCGTTACCCCTGTTACGTAAAACATTTGCGGAGGAAGTCAATCGCCGCACTCAGAAAATACTAGGAGGCTGAAATGTCACTAACCAACCTGGGCGGCCCTCGCGCCCGCAAGTTGATTAAGGTGAAGTTTGTGAATGCCGCACAGAGCCAGGAATGGTACGTCTGGGCGTATAACCCAGATACTGGCGTGTATGCGTGGTCCTTGCAGAATTATGCGGGGTTCGAATTCGCGGGACATGCAGGGGGAACGATCTTCGTCCCGGCGGGATGGACAACAGCCGATCTCGCGCTGACCGTGTGCGCTACCCCCGACGGCGTGTATGTGCCCTATCTACTGGACGGCACGAATGATTATATCAATGCGCCGGAAAGTACGGTCATTATTCACGCCGAGGCAGGGCAGGCGTATGAGATGCGTCCGAACTGGTTTGGCGCGGGGCCGTTCTGCAAGCTGCACTCCCTGACCGATAATCAGGCGGGAGATCAGGTGCAGTCCGATAAAGAGGTTGTCATCTGGATGGTGGCATAATGCCTAGTTTACAGGATTGCGTAGCACAGAAAATACCTATATTGCTGAATGAAGGCAAGGATCACGATGAAGCCGTCGCCATTGCCTATAGCATGTGTAGCGAAACGGCTAAACAAGCGGGGCTGGATGTATTGGCATGGGATGATCTCAGTGACCAACAGCGCGCTTGGTGGATCGCATCGATGGCGCATATTCAGCAGGTGGCATCCGCACCGACCACGATCAAGCGCCTGAACGAAGACCGAGTTGGGGGCTATGGCATGGTCTGGGGATCACCTGAGCAGCGCGACCTGGAAGGTCAGTATTTCACGCCTGAGACCTACCTGGGGGCAGTGATTGGCGTCCCGGTCAAAGCGATGGGCAAGATAATCAAGACGGACATTGACTGGTTGTTTGATCATACCCTCGAAGACCTCCCTGCCCCCGTGCGCGAATTTGATGACATGCGGGATTACACATTGGGTAGTATTGATACAGTAAAGGTCGATGAAATTGGGGTCTGGGTTGAGGCGCAGTTAAAGCGCCATGATCAATGGGCAGAAGCTGTTATGACCCTGATTGACCAGGGGGCGCTGGCGTGGTCATCGGGCAGCGCGCCCCTGTACGCGAAAGTCGCCCCCGATGGCGAGATCAAGGCGTGGCCCATCATCGAATGGAGCAGCACGCCCACCCCGGCAGAACCACGCCGGACGGGGATCGCTCCCCTCAAGCATTTTGTGAATGACCAGGATCGCCCCTCTGAGGCGACGGCAGATCAGGCCGCGCGGGGCATTATGCCTGATATTCAAGACAACACAACTCTAGATACGGAGGCTCAAAAAGCCATGACACTCACAGTGAACGAAACGACTGCACGGGCGATGATCCGGGCCTATGCCGAAAGCAACTTTGAGACGATCAAAGCGGCGGTAGACCCGATCAAGCAAGGCGGTCTGATTGAGGAAGCCCTGCAACCTCTCGCCGCAGAACTGGCGACGATTGCGGGGGTCGAGGAATCGGTTGCGCTGGCCGAACTGGTCGCATTTGTAGCGGAGTACGCTGCGCCCGCGACAGAAGAAGCTCCGCCGGAGTCCCCTGAAATGGACCTCGGTGAAGGGGCGACCCTCTCCGCTGATATGCAAAAGGTGGTAGATACCGCTGTCGCCAAAGCGATGCAAGCGGCTCTGCCAAAAGATTTCCAGGGTGGGTCAAAACCCAGCCCCGTCAAGAGTTTTAACATTGTGCAATCGCACAGTCGGCATGACATCACTACGATCAAATCAATGGGCGATCTGATTTACGCGATTGCGCACCACCGTCATGACCTGCTGAACTCGTACCGGGCTAAAACCTATCGCATGTACAAAGCGCTAGGACTGAATCCCGATACGGCGGGGGGGTATCTGGCCCCGATTGAGCAGTCCAATGAAGTGATTGAACTGCTACGTGATACGGCCAAAGTGCTACCCCTGTGTCGCACGATTCCGATGAACCTCGATACGATGACTATTCCGCGTCAGACCGGCGGGGCAACGGCATACTGGATTGGTGAGAACAGCAACATCACCAGTTCTGAGGAAACGTTCGGGCAGATCACCCTCGTGGCGCGCAAATTGGCGGCGCGGGTACTGATCAGCAACGAACTCATGATGGATAGCGATCCGGCAGTTGAGGCGGTTGTGCGCGAGGATATAGCGCGCGTGATGGCGCTTGAAGTGGACCGCGCGATCCTCGAAGGGTCGGGCTTGGGCAATGAACCGCTGGGTCTGATCAACCTGGGTATCACCGCGACGGCGTTGAACGCTGCGCCTACTGTGGCCGACCTGCAAAATGTGATCAGCCGTATTGAAGTTGCGAATGTCGGCGAATCGCCCGACTGGACGTGGGTATTCAATCCGCGTGAAAAATCAACCCTGAGGCTGCTGCAAGATGCACGTGGTGGCGCGGTGGGTACAGGTGCCTATATCTTCTCGGAGATGGGTGCTGACTTTGGATTGCAGGGGCGTATCCCGCCGAATCTGTTGGGGTATCCTTGGGCAACAACCACGCAGATTACCCCATCGGGGGGCAACCTCGAAACCGAGATGTATTTCGGTCAGTGGAAGGATGTGATCGTGGGGATGCGCAAAACGTTGGAACTGCGCGCTAGCGATGAAGCGGGAACTGCATTCCAGAATGATCAAACGTGGATTCGCGCGATCATGCGGTTGGATGTGAACATTCGCCATGCCGAATCAATCGAAGTCCTGACGGACGTTCGCACCAGCTAAGGAGGCTGATCATGGCTGCAAAGTTTAGAACCTTTTCTCAGAATTTCGCGGTGCGTGTAATGGGCACGCCCGCGACGTGGAGTGGCACGCCCCAGTATGCGAGCAACGCATGGCTGGACGTGAACACATATCGCCGCATCGTCTATCTCCCCATTTGCGGGGAGTTGGACGCAGATATCACCGTCACGGCGTATGAAGCCGATGACGCCATCGGCACGGGGGCGCAGGCTATCGATGCTGTAAATCTGGTGGGCACATTCACCAATGGCGCGGACGAAGGTCTGCCCGGTATCGTGGAAGTGTTGACCAGCGATATGTCAAAGCGCTACATCAACTTTCTGGTCACGCTCGGTGCGACAGATGGCTATGCAGGTGTGGTGCTGCTGGATGAAGGCACCGACCAGCCAGAAGTCAATACCGTTGGTACGCACGTCGCCTTTAACGCGCGAGTGGTCTAATGCGCTTACTCATTGTCTCTGATACGCCATCTGCCCCTACCTCGTGGGCACAGTGGACGAAGCAGCTTGTCCCACGCCTCATGGCGGCGGGGCATGACTGCCTGGTCTATGCCACTACGTATCACGGCGAACAGATGGCGTATCAGGGCATGACGGTCATCGGGGGCAACGGGGATTACCGGGGCGATCTGATGGGCGAATACGCCGTCCGCTTTAACGCGGATGCGATCCTGACCCTGAAAGACCCGTACACGTACAATCACGGCACGATCCGATCCCTGCCTAAACCCTGGATCGCCGCCGTGCCGGTGGATACCGAACCGGTGAGTACCTCCGTGCTGACCAATATCGCGTTCGCAACTGCACGGTTGGCGCTGACCCCCAATGGACTGGACCTGCTCAAGCAGCGCGACATCCAGGCGTATTACACGCCGTTGGGCGTGGATACCACCTACTGGTGTCCGGGGGATCGCCAGGAGGCACGCGCGACGTTGGGTCTGCCGCCGGACGCCTTTGTCGCGGCGTTCGTGGGGGCAAACCAGACCTACCCCAGCCGCAAGGCGATTGAACAACTCTTGCTGGCATGGGCGGTATTTGTCCTGAAACATAAAGACACCCATCCCGACGCGGTATTGTATCTGCACACACGGATGGGGCCGGAGTTTGGTGGGTATCATCTAGACCCGATGATCGCCATGTTTGACATTCCCGCGCGCAACTGGCGCACGGTGGATCAAGTCGCCTACCAGGGCGGCTATATCGCGCGGGATCATGTGCGCGCCGTCTATCGGGCGGCGGATGTGCTATTGTCGCCCTCCACCGGTGAGGGGTTTTGTTTGCCGTTGGTCGAGGCGCAGGCGTGCGGAATCCCCGGCATCGCTATGGACTGGACGGCCACACGCGATACGTTATGGAGCGGCTGGAAGATCACGCGAGATCATGCCGAGTTAGAATGGGAACCAAGCGGCGGGCTGCGCTTGCGGGTGCATGGGCACGCGCTGGCGTATGCCATCGAACAGGCGGCACAGGCGCGCGGGACGGACCTCGCGACCCGGCTAGCAACACTCGCCCGCGACGGCGCGGCGCAATATGATTTTAATCATGTGATCACGGACTATTGGCTGCCTGTCCTCGAAACACTTGAGGGCTTACTGTGTGAAGGAAAGGTTACACATGGGACTATCAGACACGATGCGCCAGCAGTGGAACCGGCGAGCGCAGTTGGATGCGATGCATCACGTTCTGAACCGGAAACCCATCGGATGGTGGGGTGAGACGGAGTTTTACCGGACGGGCGAGGAAGATGCCCAGCGCCTGATTGATGTATTTTGCACTGATCACAAGATCAGCACGAAAACACGCACCTGCCTTGAAATTGGCTGTGGCGCGGGCCGTGTGACCAAAGCGCTGGCAACGCGCTTCCGGCGGGTGATTGCGCTGGATGTGTCGGATGCTATGCTGGACTTTGCACAGGAGCGGGTCTTGGCAGAAAATGTGCAATGGGTGCGCGGCACGGGGATCGATCTAGCTGGGGTGGACGATGCGAGTGTGTCGTTTGTGTTCAGTACGATGGTGTTTCAGCACATCCCCGATCCGCAGATTCAATATACCTATCTGCGCGAGATCGCGCGGGTGTTGCGTCCTGGCGGATGGTACCTGATCCACTTGTACGCTGACCAGACAGACTACGCGCGCAAAAAGACCGCATGGGAAAAACGCGCCGCCGGTCAGGTCTTGTTAGGCTGGTCAGAAGCGGCACGCCCCGAACTGGTCGAGGACAACTACAAAACCTCGATGTGTACGCCTGTTGCGGACCAGGAAACCCGCGCGGTGCTGGCGGATGCAGGATTATCACTGATCTACGAAGATGGAAAAGAAACCTCCGTCTGGATGTTAGGAGGGCAGAAGTCCGCATGACCCTCTATTTGATCTGCTGCACGATGCGGTCTGGATCAACACTGCTGGAACGGCTGTTGAAAAATGCGGGGATAGGTAACGCACGCGAATATCTGCACGGTACTCAACCAGGGTTCGCGACCTATCATGAGTATGCTCAGTATATTCTCAACGGCAATCTGAATTATCCGATTTCAGGCTGGCGGGTGATGTGGGGGCAGTTGTGGGAGCAACAGCGCAAGTTACCGCAGTGGGCAGAGGTTCCGGTAGAAACTATGCTGGACGAGATTATTGACGCGATACAAGCGAAGTCAGTCCGGTATATCTATTTGCACCGACGGGATCACTTACGCCAAGCGGTGTCATCTGTGCGGGCACAAACGGCGCGGCGGTGGCACTGTCCGGCACATGAGCAGGAACAGACTGTTCATATTCCGTTTACACCGGACACGATTGCCCGCGTAAAGTACCTGATGGCGGAGCTTCCCAAGTATGAAAAACGATGGGAAGCCTATTTTAGCGCGCGGGGGATTTCTCCTCTGCGGCTGGTGTACGAAGACATGACGGCGACAGAGGACACGATCCGCGACACGTTCTGGCAGATGATTCAGTACATTGGTGCGGAGATACCGCATGACTATCAGGTGACGATCCCGCTGAAAAAACAGGCGGGGCAAGATGTCGAACAGTGGATTGAACAGTACCAAAATGGTGCCCTATGAAACTCTTCGTCTGGGAAACGCCCGCCTTGAATGTCCAGATCGCCGCCGATACGTTAGATGCTGCGCGGCGTAAGGGGATGGGATATCTCAGCGCAGAGGGCAAGACCGTGATCAAGATTCCACCCTCATATATACGGGGATGTTCTGCCAGTGTCTTTACGGAGGATTGCGTCAAAGAATGGAAACCGTCGTAACGTGGTTTGGTCCCTTTGAGGACACCGGCGCTTATGCCACCATCAACCGCCAGTTGAGTACCGCGCTTGAACGGCGCGGTTGGCGCGTGTTGCGTAACCAGCACAATGACGGGCTGTCTTTAACCCCCATTGCGGTGGCGCATGTGTACCCGCCCCGTGCGCTGAACGTGACCCATCCCCACACAATCGCCTTAACCGCGTGGGAGTTTGCGGGCGCGTTGGGTGTGCCGTTGAGTTTTATCCCGGCGTTGAAGGGGTATGATCAGGTCTGCGCCCCCGCACACTGGACGGCGGCGATCATCGGGGCGGCACTGGATCGCGAGGTTCAGGTGGTGCCCTGGGGAGTTGATCCCGATGAATTCACGCCCGATGGGGATCGGTATCCCCTTCCTGACGATGGTCGGACGCGCGTACTCTGGGCGGGCGGGACGGACAAACGACATGGGTTCGATCTGGCGGTTGCCATGCTGGATATGTTACCAGATGACTTCGTGCTGATAACGAAGCAGTCGGTGCATTACCCGGCGGAACACACCGATCACCCGCGCGTGGTGATTATCCGTGACGACCTGCCGTCAATGGCTCCCCTCTACCGCGCCTGCGATCTGTTTGTGCATTCGGCGAGTGGGGTGGGCTTTGCACTGCACTGTTTAGAGGCATTAGCGTGTGGGTTGCCCGTCGCGAGTACGGCCCTGCCGCCCGTTCTGGATTATGCGAGTGATCGTGTCGTATTGGCGGAACCGGGAACATGGCGCGTATTTGACCACCATCTCCACCGGGATTGTGTGCCGGAGTGGATGGAAACCGGCGCGGAGGCATTAGCGCAGACGGTACAGCAGGCGGCGGCGCTGCCTAAATTAACAGCACTTTCGCCTGATTTTCTCGCGTCCTGGTCCTGGGATCACAGCGCGGAGGTGTTGGAACGGGTGCTGCTATCGGTAGGGGTGCGGCATGAGGCTTAGTCTGTTGTTCCTGACCTATAACCGGCGCGGGATTGTGGCGCGGTGCTTTCAGTCGCTGATCTCCACGCTGGACGATCCCGGCGTCGAGTGGCGTATTCTGGACAACGGTAGCACTGACGGCACCGCCGAATGGCTGTTGAAGTTTGCCGCGCAGTATCCGGGCCAGGTGCATGTGACGCTGCGCGCGGATAACACGGGGGTAGCGGGCGGGCGCGACATTCTGTTTCGACAGGCGCGCGGGGATGTGATCGTGTCAATGGACAGTGATGTAGAAGCCGTGCGGGATGGGTGGTTAGACCGGTTGCTTGCGCCGTTGGACGATCCGCAGGTGGGCTTATGTGGCATAGGGGGGAATTGGCTTACTAATGGATGGAAATGGTATGAACCAACGCCTGAGGGGTATGTAGGCCCATGTGATGTGGTAAGCGGCTATTGTCAGGTATTTCACCGCAGTGTGCTTAATGAGGGAGTTGCGCTTGATCTCATGTTTTCACCATTTTGGCATGAGGATACCGACTTTGCCATGCAAATTTTATCTCTGGGGTATCAAGTTTATTGTACTGGTGATATTGGATTAATGCATATCTATTCTGGTACCGGAGATGATGGAACCGGACGCGAGAAACAAAAATACCTTGCCTCCAAATGGGCAGGTAAGGGGCTAGTCAAATTCGAACGGGAGGCGGTATGAAGTACCACATTTCCAGCATTCTCTTACAGGCACGGTACGATGATCAGGGCGAGATGATCGCGGCAAAAGCGGAGTGGCAGGGGGATAGTGATATAACGACCATCACCGCTGATATCATGGATGATCATGATCCGCGCTGGATGAACTGCCCGCCATTCACGACCTTGAAAGTCGGCGATATTGTCAGAGTGGGACAGTTCAGATTGCAAGCCTTTGGCATAGATGAATCGCTGAACGTGGCCTATTTCCGACGGGTCGCTGATGATCCCAATGTGCAATTAGATTCCGACGGGTGGATAAAGGGATAATGCGAATTCGGGCCTATTGGTGTATGCATGAAATAACCTATCGTCTCTATGTTTGGTCGGGGCGATGGTGGATGCGATATGCTCCTGATGATAGTTCTCACGCATGGTGGGGTGATACCATCCCGACCATAACGGATCGTTGGCGCTATTATTGGCAACGTCGAATCGCTGCATTAGGCTATACCGTTTACGGTAAAAGGATTAGCTCATAATGGCGGTGTACTGCACGCTAGATGATGTGAGGCGGTATGTGGACTTCAAAAACCCCGCGCATACCAGCGATGACGCGCTGATCACGCGCTTGATCACCGCCGCCTCGAAGCGCATTGACACCTACTGCGGTCGCACCTTCGTGCAGCGTATCGAAACGCGATCTTTTGACGCCGTGCAGGATGTGGAGGGTCAGCGCCTCTGGATGGATGATGATTTGTTGGGCGTTATCAGCATTACGAACGGAGATGGCACGGCGATCACCACCGGGCAGTACGTACTGGAACCGGCCAATGATATACCCAAGTACGCGATCAAACTCAGGGCGTCATCGGCGCAAAGTTGGACATATCACACCGATCCCGAACAGGCGATCCATATCGGCGGTACCTGGGGCTATCACCTGGGCACGTTGCCCCCGGATGACATCCGCCATGCCGCTGTGCGCCTTGCAGCATGGTACTACCAGCAGCGCGAAGCGCCGTTCGAAACAGTGGCGCTGCCGGAACTGGGCGCGGTGACGATCCCGCAGGCGATCCCCTCTGACGTGGTTGCCATCCTGAATAGTTACGTGCGCGTTGGGGCGGATCGTGTTGGGGGGAGAGAATGACTGTCGCTACCGTCAAGACACGGCTCATCACGATCTGTGAGGCCATCCCCGGTATTCAGGGTGCAAGCCGAGAACCGCGTAACCTGACCGGGGCGGAAATGCCCTGGGTGATTGTGCTGGCAGGCCCGGCGGAATACCAGACGGACGGGGAGGCGCTGGGACGTGAACTACGCACCTACCGGCTGCTGGTCATCGTGCAGGCATGGGCACAGGGACCAGAGTACGAAGCGGAAACCTTAGTTGAGCCGTTTTATGAACGCTTTCGCGAGGAATTTTCGAATAATGCCAGTTTGGATACCGGCAACCACGATCCCCTCCCCGGCGTGCAGTGGTCACAGATCGTGCGCGATACGGGGCTGACCGAGATCATCCTGGCCGGGGTCAGTTATGCCGGGGTAGAAGTCAATATACAAGTCTTGGAGGTCTACAATGTCTGCAAGCGCTAAGGTGGCGATAGTTGAGATTGCCGCGCCGGATGGCACGGTTGCAACGACATTGGTAGAGATCAGTCTGGATGGTGAAACGTTGACCATCTCAGACCAGCAGCACACATTAACCGATGAACTACGCGAGTTGGCACACCAACTCGTAGACAGAGTGAGGACTCACTATGGCACAAACACAAATCGCTAGCGGCGCGGGACTGCGTAATATCCGCGCATGGCTGATGGATGCCAGCGGGTATCCCGACGGCGACCAAAGCGGGCTGAACGGGTATGACGGCTTTCTGATTGACGGTGCAAAATCATTTTCAACCACCGTGCCCGACAGCCAGACCGTGACCCACCGGGGCAATGACCAGCCGTTTGCACAGGATGTCTTGCCGCCCACTGAACTGGAAAGCGCGACGTTGACATCCGGTAAAACCAATCTGTCGGCTGACGCCGCGCTCTCTGCGACGAAGGTCGAAAGTATCGCCGCCGATCTGGTGATGGGCGGCATGTCTACCAACAAGCAGGGCTGCGAACCACAGATCATTCTCTGGGGATGGCGTCAGGCGTTAGATACCGATCCCGACAGCGCGACCTTTGGAAACCGCCGGTATATCACGCATCTATACCCCTCGACGCGCGTGGTGCCGAAGGCGGGCAGCATGGATGAAGGTAGCGACGATGTGAATACCTACAACGTCGTGCCTACCGTCGTGACGCGCAAGCCCTGGGGTGTGGCGTTTACTGAATTGGTCAATGGCTACACGCGCAGCCAGCGTTTGCGGTTGATCAGCGATAACCCGTTGATGATGGAATCGTATGTGACCAGTGGCGCGGCGGCGACGTTCAATCTGAACTTTGCGCCCATCTCGGCAGCCAAGACACACGTCTGGTTTTACGGCACGCCGCAGGTAGTCAACAGCGTGGATGTGAACGCCAAGACGTTCACCCTCTCTGGTGCGCCGGCGCTGTCAACCGATCCGCGCCTGGTCGTGCTGTATGAAACGACTGAGGTCTGCGGGCAATGACGTGGCACGTCACGCACTATGACGATGATACCGGCTATGCCTACCGTGTGCGCGTGAAACGGCTCACGGTAGGTGATGCCGTCCGCGCGGATATGCTGGGGGATGACATTTCGCGCCGGGATGACGCGCTGACCGGGCGGGAATACCTGATACTTGTTCAGGTGTACCCGTTCATCAAGTCCTGTACGGTGGTGTGTGAACGGGGGATCCTGGATAACCCACCCACCGAGACGGGGGAATCGGGCGATCCGATCATACCGGATGACGCGGGATGGGAAGCGTTTGATCTCACGGAGGCGGTCTTTATGGACCTCCCCGAATGGTTGGTCTTGCGGTGGCAGCACGAAGCGATCCAGAAAAACCCGCATCGTGATCCCACCTATGACCTGCTGAAAAAAAAAGCGCTGAGGGCACCCTTACCCCCAGCGAGTCCCGCGAGTTTGCCCGACGACGACAACAGCGCGACGACCAGCGCACCCGCATCCGACAGCGCTTGATGGCGTATCACACGGCGATCTTGGACGCGGAAAACGGGTTTAATGAGACGGGAACCGATCCCTTGTTCGAAGACTGGACACCACCCCCCGATCCCGTCGTTGATCTCTACATGCTGTGGGAGGCGGGCGGGCGGCAGCATCTCCCTGATGCCGGGGGATGGCTGGACCAGGACGAAGGGCTGATCAACCAGTTAGGGCTTTTGGCCGAAAAAAGCGCGATCATCCGCGCTGAGGTACGCAATGGCGGAGCGAACAGTTGAAACCCTGTTGCGGTTTGTCAACGACAAACAGGCAACCAACGCAATCCTCAAAGACAACCAGCGCATCGATGGCAGCCTGGATGATATTGCACGCACGGCGGAGAAAACCGAAGAGGCGTATGATCGATATGAGGCCGCTGCGCAGCGCGCTGCCAAAGCCAGTCGAGATGCAGCAGAGGTCAGCATTCGCGCGGCAAAAGAGCAATCTGAACTGTTAGGAGATGTCGCCGGGCGAACTAGCCAACTGTCGGGCGCACTGTCTGGGCTGGGCGCGCTGGGCGGTCAACGGCTGATGATCGCCGCCGATATTCTGGATGCAGCCGAGGCAGCCAAGTTACTACGCGCTGAGTTTCCAGCGATGATCTCCCAGATGGTTGCGGCACGCGGACAACTACTGCTCCTGGGGGGTGTAGGCGGGGCGTTAGCGGTGGGGATGATCGCGCTCAATAAATACAACGAAATGCAGCAGCGGTCTAAACAAATTTTGGAAGAGGTGCGACAGTCTGTCGCCAATTATATCGCAAGGTTGGTGGACTTAAATACATTCCTGGTGGGGGCCAGTGGTGCAGATATTGAAGCGCGTAAACAGGATTTGAAAAAGGAATTAGAAGGGATACAAACCACGCGCCAACAAGTTCTGGATGAAATTGAGTCTCAACAAGCCCGTATCCGCGCCGCATATCTAGACGGACGCTTGACGGGATCGGAACTTCAGGACATTGCGACAGCGGGCTTTACCATTGACCGGTTAAGCGAATCTCTTCCAGGGTTGAATCAACAGATCGGAGCGTTGGAAGGGGACATTGTTCTATTAGGGGATGCAGCAGAAAAGGCCGCCGAGAAAACCCGCCGGGCCGTTGAACCGATAGATAAATACGGCAACGACATTGAAGTCGCCGCCAACGCGCAGGGCACACTCAACAAAATGCAGCGCGAAAGCGCCGAACGCACGGCCATGCAAGCCAAATATGAGGACGTGCTGAAAAAAGAACGCGAGAAACAGATCGACGCGGCGCGCAAGCTGGCCGATGAAGAGGCGGCACTGGCGGATCAACGCACTGAGGCGATCCATACCGGCGCATTGGCGATTGTGCAAGCCGAACTGGATCGCGCGGCGGTGTTTGCTGAAACGGAGCAGGAGATCGCGGATACGCAGCGTGAGTTTGCGCAGAAACGCAAAACCATTATTGCCACCGCCGAAGAGGAGATTGCGCGCAACACGGCAGACTACATCACCAAGCGCGGTGAGATTGAACGCGATCACCGGGAAACCGTCGATAAACTGACGGAAGCCTTTTACAAGGATCAGGCGGATCGCCTCAAGGACTTTCAGCGTGATCAACGGCGCGCGCAGCAGGATCACCGGGACGCCATGCTGGACGCGGCGGGCAAGCTGGATGCGATTGCCCTGCTGGATGAACAGCGCAACTTTACCAAAGACCAGCAGCGCGCGAAAGAGGATTTTAAAGAGGAACAGTCGCAACGGGATCGCGAATTCAAAGACAAACTCAAGCAGGAAGATCAGGCGTTTAAGAAGTCGATGCAACAGGCCGAACGTGCCTACCGGGATCGCGAGGTCCAACTGCGCAACCATCTGAACCGTCAGTTATCCGATCTGCGTAGCGCCCAAACGCAGGAGATGGCGCGCATTCGCAGCCATCAGGCGCAGCGCCTATCCGAGATAGATCGGGGCTTGGAGAATGACCTGCGCAAACTCACGGGCTACAATGCCAATGAGTTACTGCTGCGCCAGTCGCATTACGATACGATGAAAGCCAAGCTGCAAACGTTTGTCAACGAGGCGAATGCGATTGTGGGGGGATTGTCAACGGGGGGCGCAGTGGGATCGTCCTATTACGTGCCCAATACCCCCGGCGCAGTGGGCCAGTTTCCGTTGGCGGCGGGTGTGCGGTCAATGGGTGGATTTACCTCGCCTCTCGCGTCGCCTCTCGCTATGATGCCGCCAGTCGCGCGATCCACTCAGACGGTGAACAATACCCCGCAGATCACCAACCAGTTTAACGGCATGGATCGCCTCACGCCGGGGCAAATTCGTAATGTGGTGAAGATCGTCACCAGTGAAATGCAGAGGCAGTTAGCATGACGTTTCTTGAGCCGAATTTCAGGGCAGTCAGTGGGTGGAACAATGCCCCGTCCTTAACGAAGGTTGATCCCCAACCCGCGTCACCGGGCGTGATTGACCCGGATATTCGTGTGGGGGGAGAGGCGTCACGGTATGGGCATGGATCGCGGTTTACCGAGTGGCGCTATGGCTTTATGACGGTGGCGCAGTTCACGGCGATGAATGCGCGCCTGGGCATCTCGCGCACGATCAAAAGCGGGCCGGTCACAATCCGCACGGTGCTGCAAGATAACTATGCCATCTATGCGAACTTCAACGCCGTCGCCGTCATGCCTGAACCAGACACGGGCTACCGATATGTCGCGGGACGCTATCTCGATGTGATCTATGTGTTTACCCGGTTGGAGGCGATCTGATGGCGGTGTGGTCGGATCACTATCGCTATGATAAATACCTGTTTGCGCACGCCGCGCCAACGGTCTTCGCTGCGCAGGTCAACCAGGCAAGTTTTACCTATCCCCTGGCACAAGTCACGTATGGATCGGTCACGACGGGTGCGTACACCGATATTCAGATCGGGCAGACGGTCCTGTTTGGCAGCGCGCCCGGTGGTAGTGATCTCGGTCGTCAGCGCATTCGCAAAGCGCCTACTTCTGCGATCCTGTATATCGGTTGGTCATCGCATGGTGTTCGAGATGGTGAATTGAACCTCGCCAACGGTGCGTACATCACTGTGATCGATGACTACCGCGCATGGGCGAAAATCCCGCGCATCACGCCGCAGTGGGCCTTGTACAAAGATTACGATATTGCGATTGCGACGGGTGTACCTTCGCCGCCGGTGGCGAATGGCGGCGAGGATGTGATCCAGAAGATTGACAGTAGCGGTGAAATCGACGTGCCGTTTGATGGAACAAACAGTTTTGCGACCGCGCCGGGGGCGACGATCACGGGCTATGCCTGGGATTTTGCCGATGGTACACCATCCAGCGCAGCAACCGCGACGGTTGCGAGTGTGGTCTTTCCGCAGGGGGATCGCTGGGTGCATCTGACCGTGACCGACAGCAACGGAAAAACGCATACCCACCACATTCTGGTAGCGGCGATTGGGGAGCAGGAGGTTGAAACGAGTTATGCCGGGGCGATCACGTCGGCTACCTCTGAACTCAGCGCCAGCTTTAATGCAAGCAAGGCGTTTGACGGCAACCTGAATACCTATTGGTTAACCGCAGTTGGAGTAACAGCAGCCACCCTGAAAATCCAGTACCCTACGCCGGTGCGCCTCACCCAGTATGAGGTCGCGGTGAATAACCTGTTTCCGGTTGCACCGGTGACGTGGACGTTGGAGGCCAGCAACGATGATATATCGTATATCGTAATCGACAGCCAGTCCGCGCAAACGTGGTTCGGCCCCAACTCGCGGGTGTATCCCCTCACGGTGGGGGAGGCGTATCTGTATTACCGGATCGTGATCACGGAATCCAGGGATGTGAATCAGGTTGGGATCACCGAACTGAGTCTGTACACGATGGAGAAAAATTACCTCTCGAACTTTGAAGTCACGACTCAGACCCTGACGCGCAACGGGCAAACGATTGCCTTCCTCCTGCTGGAAGCCTTGCCCGCCGCGACCTATTACGACGGCTTTAAAGTGCTGTACGGGGAGGATGAATTTTACAATGACGTGCTGGGATCGCTGGATGGCCCGGCAGGGCGCGCGAATCTCAAATTCTCAGGCTGGCACGATACAGACACCGCGACCCTGGAATCCAGTGAATCCACCTATGCGACGGGGATCGAGGTCGCCTGTGTCGATATTGGCGGGCGAATGCGCCAATTGCCCGCCTTCCCGCAAGCGGTGTTAAGGGATAACGCGCCGTCGTCCTGGTTGCAGTTAAAAAGCGCCAACACGGATCGCTATATTCATTACCTGCTGCACTGGCATTCCACTGTGTTAGAGGTCTGCCCGTTTACATGGTCAGGGTCAGGGGATACCTACGCCCTGCCGCGCTTCCAATCGCCAGGACAAAACCTGTGGGAACAGATTTATTTTCGCGCGGTGTCAATGGCGTATGAGCTAACGGTCACGATGCGTGGGGCGCTGGGGTTGACGATTGATCCCATGCTGCAAAACAGCGGATCGCGCACGGCGACCGTCATCACGGATATTGATCCCGCCGACTGGATGGCGGTCACGTATACCTACCAGCGCCCGCCGCGTGTCTACTGGTTGTGGGGGAATGCCTTCGTTGCCAACACGCAGGAGGCCGATGCCGCCAACCTCAAGATTAATAGGGTGTACTGCGTCTCGCCGGGGCAAGCGCCGGGGCAAGGCGAGTCCGAACAAACGCAGGGGGAGCAGATTGTGGTCGATCAAGCTGAATTGAACACCCGCAACGGTCATCAATACGCCCGGATGAATTCCTTCCATTCGATGATCGATCTTCCCCTGACCCATCCGGGCGACATCGGGATCGATCCTGCGCGGATGGTCTGGGTGCGTTTGACGATCACCAGCGCCCTCGCTGCACAGCGGGGCTTAACGTTCACCGACCAGCGTTTACTCCCGTTTGAAGTCGATATTGTGCATAACAATACCACCCAGACCAAAGAGTATTTTTTGCGCGCGGAAGTGGAAACCGTCGGGCAGCCCCCGCGACGGTGAT